TATCCGATTACCTTGGGAAAGAAAAAAGGATAATGGAGAATAAAATGAGTTATAATAATTTAGATGATGTACTAAATAAATTAGATGTTATAGAGAATAAAATAGATAAATTACTAGGTGGCGAAAAAGAGCATACCTATAACAGACATCACACATACCAAAACGAAATTGCTGGAGAAAAAAGAATGGCAACTGTTACCATGAGAAATGATGGCGTTTGGTGTGTAGAAAAATTTATTGATGGAACACTAATGGAAAGAATGCCCTTACCAGGTAAGGCAGAGATATATGCTGAGAATGCAGCGGAGAATTTTGTCCTATTAACATAAACAGTTCGACCAGGTCTCATCAACGCAACTCCTTATCACCCGCGGAGGCCTGGTCACTTTACAAACAATAAAAAGTATGGTATAATATATAGAATATATAAGGAGAAATATGGCGATTAATAAAAAAAGAAAAAGAGGTCCAAGTTTAGATGATAAGTATCTAGGACCAGAACCAATATTTACTGAGGAGTCAGATTTCTCAGATAGAAACTGGACAAAAGCTGCAGGGTGGTATAATTACTTTTATAAAACAAAAGATTATATGCCAAGCACCTATCAGTTTGCAATTGATTATTGTGGGTTTGATAAAAAGAAAGTTCAGGTACTTAAAAGACAAAAAGACTATAGGTTTATGTCAGTTAATAAACTGATTAAACTATATTACAGAGGTTGGATATATTCAGACGAACAACTTGATAATATTAAAAAGTTTATAAATGAGCAATATAAAATTGCCCTAAAATTAAAAAAGGTTGAAGACGCACAAAAGAAAAATGTGGTTGTTATATCACCTGCAGAAAGAACAAGAAGAAAAGTATTGGATACCATTTACCATGACTGGGATACTGAAATTGTAGAAGGTTGGCTTGAAGGTAATTATACACAAAAGTTCTCTGCTTATAACAGATGGAAGATGCACGGGTTAAAGGGTAACGCAATAAACATGTTTAAAGCTTTACTAGACGCTGAGTATGATAACATTAAGGCTGCATATGATAAATCATGTTCCCAATGTGTAGAAGCTTACAGTCAATACACTAAAGGTGAAAAAAGAAAAATTTTAAAACAGTTCGAGGAAGTATACGAGGATTTAGATAAATTAAGGTTGTCATTTAAGGCTTTAAAAACTCCACGTACAAGAAAAACCAAATCATCAGATGCTCAAGTGGCAAGGCTCCAGTATTGTGCTGAAGACATTGACGCAAAGCTAACTTCAATTAATCCAATTATGATACCGGGCAAACACAAGTTATTTGTTTATAATAAGAAACAAAGAAAGCTTATGGAATATACAACCACGGCCATTGACGGATTCTTAATATCTGGTACATCAATAAAAAACTTTGATAAAACCAGTAGGTCAGCTACAATAAGAAAGCCTGATGATATATTACCAATGATTTTAAATAAAACTGAAAAGCAAATTGAAAAGATTTGGGAAACAATTACAACAAAAATAACAAAACCCACAGGAAGAATTAACTCTGACTGTATATTAATGAGGACATTTTAATGTTAACAATAGGCGATAAGTTTCCTGCCTTCTCACTTGCAGGAATCAATGAAAAAAATGAATTTGTGAGAGTGGATTACGATAATATATGGAGTTATGGCCACAGAGAATGGACGGTTATCTATTTTTATCCAAAGGACTTTACCTTTATATGCCCAACCGAAATTGCCGGTATGGATATATTAGTGGACGAAGCTAATGTAATCGGTATCAGTGGAGACAATGAATTTTGTAAATTGGCTTGGAAACAAGATAATAAATTAATAGGTAATATTAAACATACACTTGCTGCTGATTGTGGATTAAATTTATCACATGAATTAGGTATAGTGGCTCAGGCTGAACCAGTCTGTCATAGAGCAACTTTTATATTAGATGAAAATATGAATATACAACATGTTTCAATTAATGCTCTTGATACTGGTAGAAATGCAAAAGAGATATTAAGAACATTACAAGCACTTAAGGCTGGTGGATTAACCGGTTGTGAATGGAGCGAAGGCGATGACTTTGTCGGTTGAAATAGAAGGTAAAATCATGACCAAGAAAAGGTTCTCTATGGCTGTAGAGAAACTAGTCGCTACAAAACATGGTATCTCTTACATAGACGCCGCGTGTATCATCATTGAGGAGAGGGGAATGGATTACTCTAACTTAAAAAGGTTATTAACACCATCACTCAAAGCTAAAATCGAAGACGAGGCCTCTAGGTTAAATCTAATTAAAGGCAAAAGAACAAACACATTACCTCTGTGACCAACGATAAACAATGGCAAGAGAATTCAGACGGCTGGGTAAAAGCCATGACCATCTCTAAAGAAAAAAAAGAAGCAAAAAGAAAACTTCAGGATATGGAATGTAAACACGGAGACCTAGAATGGTGCGAAGGTTGTGCATATGATATTAATGGAGAACGAGTCGCATTTAAAGGAATAGATTATTAATGATAGACCCATTTGAATCATACAGATTATATAATGCTTTAAAGCTACATTTTGAAACTGATTACGATGCTTTAAAATATAACTTTAAAACTAATGCCTCTGCTAAATCTTTTTTAAATAGAAAAGATAAATACTTTTTTGCAAAGATAGCAAAGGCTCATGAAAAAGATTTAAAAGGATACTATGTGGCCAACTTTAAAAACGATGTTTCCTATGTAGGAGAAATGGTTAATGAAGTGGGAGAAAAGAATTATTTAAATCATAGAAAAACACTTGAATCGCTAACGCGTGTGTTTCAAAATGATATAAATAAACTAAGTGATATTAATGAAGTTAACTTTGACGGATTGTTTGAATCCGATGATGGTCAACACCCATTAATAATACAACTGTGGATGCAAGAAGAGATTAGTTTAGAAACTATTGTTATTCTGAATTCCATATTAGGGTTTATACCTAGAGAGTCCAAGAAAATATCGGACACATTAATTTGGCCTGATATAAAAAGGAAAATCGAAAAGTATACGCCCTTCGTAAGCTTTGATGTAATTAAATTTAAAGGTTTATTACAAAAAGGGTTTACAAATACCATATAATGTGGTATAATATAACTATATATTATGAATAAAGTGACATACAATAGAAACGACTATATTAGAGTCGTAATACAATGCAAATACAACGGAGAAAAAATACAATGTCATTCGCAAATTTAAAGAGCACACGAGGCTCATCAATCGATAAACTCGTTAAAGCAGCAGAAGCTGTATCCACAAAACCAGAGGCTAATTCATATGATGATGACAGACTTTGGAAACCTACCAGAGATAAAGCAGGAAATGGTTACGCCGTAATCAGATTTTTGCCGGCTAAGGAAGGTGAAGATTTACCATGGGTAAGATATTGGGACCACGGTTTCAAAGGTTCTACTGGACTATGGTATATCGAAAACTCCTTAACTTCTATTGGACAGCAGGACCCAGTATCGGAGTCAAACTCTTTACTATGGAACTCTGGAAGAGATGAGGATAAGCAAATCGCTAGGGATAGAAAAAGAAGATTACATTATGTGAGTAATGTTTTAATCGTATCTGACCCAAGCAATCCAGAAAACGAAGGAAAGGTCAAACTGTACAAGTTTGGTAAGAAAATCTTTGACAAAATCATGGAAGCTATGCAACCTGCTTTTGAAGATGA